CGGCAGAGCTCCGCGGCGCCGTGGTGATGGAGTTCAGCTTCGGCGGCGTGATGTGGAAGCGCTACCGCGGCACCAGCGCGTGCAAGATCGCCGACAACCAGGCGATCGCGATGCCGTCGAGCGTGCAGGGCGGCGAGGTCTTCATCCAGGCCTTCGCGCCGAACGACACGATTGAGTCCGTCGGCAGCGGCGCGCTCGGCCAGCCCTACTACATGGGCAGCAAGCCCTTGACCGACAGCCAGGGCACGAAGGGCTGGGAGGTGTCGATCCAGTCGCACCCGAAGATGCTCTGCACGCGGCCGGCCTGCATCATCCCGATCACGAAGAGCTGATCCGGCTAGACAGCCGGCCGGCGCAACAACGGAAGGGGCGCTCGGCGCCCCTTCTTCACTTCCGCAGGAGAACCTTATGCACACCATGTCGACCGCCGCGAAGAACGCGGCACTCGCCGCCCGCGTCACGCTGCTCGGCGCGACCGCGATCCTCGAGCTGTGGAACGGCACCAAGCCGTCGTCACTCGGCAGCCCGGCCGGCACGAAGCTGGCGACGCTGAACCTGCCCAACCCCGCCGCTACCGTCAGCGGGGGCGTGCTGACCTACGGCACCTATACGCAGACGAACAGCAGCCACTCGCCCGGCACGCCGACCTTCGTGCGCGAGAAGGACAGCAGCGGAAACGTCGTCAGCGACACCGACATCGGCGCGAGCAGCTTCACGGCCGCCATCAGCGGCACGACGATGACCGTCTCGGGCTCCGTGACCGGCTCGCCGCTGGTGGTTGGCATGGAAATCAGCGGCTCCGGCGTCACCGCCGGCACGACGATCACCGCGCTGGGCACCGGCACGGGCGGCAGCGGCACCTACACGGTGAGCGCATCGCAGACCGTGAGCAGCAGCACCCTGACGGCCGCCGGCGGCAATGGGAACTTCAAGTTCACCGGCACCATCGCCACCGGCCAGAACGTCACCGGCACGCTGACGCTGACGCACGGCAACTGATCGCGGGCTGCCATGGTCCCGATCGCGGCCACGTACAACGTCGGCGCGGCCACACCGATCAACGGCGGGCGCTGGCCGGGCGGGCGCCTGTCCGGCGCTATCGCGCTGGGCAACGCCACGCCGGCCGGATCAATGTCGAGCAACACATCGGCACTCGCGGCGGCCCTGACGCTTGACGACATCGCCACAGGGGGCGCGCTCTCCGACACCGTACCATCGTGGCTGCGCAGCGCCGCTGTGCACGAGTGGGTGGCCGTCCCGAATAGCACCCTTCAAGGCAGCCCCGCATGGCAGGCCATGCCGACGCCGGGCTTTTGGGGCAACCAGCTTGGCTTCGTGAACGCCGAGAACGGCACCGGCCTGAACGAGGAAACGAGCGAGGTCTGGCTGTTCGGCGGCGGCCACTCGGACTATGCGGGCAACGAGCTCGCGTCGATCGTGCTGGCAGCGGACAGCCCGGTCTGGCAGCTCCGGTGCACGCGCAGCGAGGCGGCCGCGATGAAGCCCTACGGCAGCGGCGGAACCGACCCGGCCTGGAACACCGACGGCAAGCCGAACAGCCGACATAGCTACTCGGGAACGCACTTCATCCGCAAGCTGAACCGCTACTTCGCCATCGACGGCTACACCTGGGACAGCGCGAACATCCGCCCGATGGGGCCGGCGACGTTCGACGTGGACGCCGGCGCCTGGGAGGCCTCCGGCACGTGGCCTGCGCCGCCAGGCAGCGACAGCTCGAGCAGCCCAGGCATCTACGCGAAGCACCCCGTCACCGAGGACATCTACTACGGCGCCGGCGGCGGCTACAAGCTCTTCAAGCTGGACACGACCACGAAGACGTGGACGACGGTCACCAGCGCGATCGGCAGCTACTTCCCCGGCACCGACGTGCAGGCCATCGACAGCGCGCGCAACGGGCTCACTGTCCTGAGCACGCGCGCGGGCGCAGGGCTGACGAACACCGTGTTCTTCCGCGTCGACCTCACCACCGGCGTGCGTACCGACTTGACGATGCAAGCGAGCGCGGACTGGACGGCCTTCCAAGCCATGAGCACGAACCACGGCGGCCTGCACTACGCCGCGGACCTCGACTGCTTCTTCTACTGCTTCGGCGGCACGGGCCAGGGCGGCAAGGTCTGGAAGATCACCCACGTCTCTGGCGACACCTGGGCGATCCAGCAACTGACGATGACCGGCGCCACCGTGCCAGCCGGCACCGGCGTCGCCAACGGCAACATCCTGAGCCGGTTCCGCTACCTGCCGGCCCTGCGCGCAGTCATGGCATTCCCGGCCGCGAACTCCCCCATCTACGTCGCAAAGGTGGCCTGAGATGGCTGACTTCATCACCGCGGTTGGCACCTACGCAGAGCTGAGCGCCTGGTACAGCGGAATCCCGTCCAGCGTACCCAGCGGCGACCGCTACATCGCGGAGGTGTCTGGCACTGCCGGCATTGCGATGGGGTCGTCTACGTGGAACACGAAGACCCTCGTGTCGGCCGGCCAGATCATCATCCGAGCAGCAGCCGGGGCAAAGGCCGGCGGCTCGCCGCCAGCGGCGTACAAAGACGCCGGCGTCGCGACGCTGTATCACACCTTCGGATCGCTTGTCACCTTTGGGTCGAACATCGCCGGCGGCTTTGTCCTCGAGGACATTCAACTCGTCAGCTTCCAGAACGGAGGGTTCACCTTCGCCGCGGGCTCGCGCGTTGACCGCTGCCTTGTGCGCAACACATCCAGCAACGCAAACACCCCGAACTTCACCAGCACCGGCCTGGCGGTCAACTCGATATTCATCCGCGACGCCGGCGTCACCGGCGCCGCCATGCAGGCGTCAGGTACCGGGGCCCACACAAGCAACACCTTCATCACGTTCGCAGACGGCGTCGCGCTTGCGCTGAGCGGCACGTTCCAGAACGCGGCGTGGAAGAACAACTACGCGGTCAACCTGAGCGGCGGCAGCGCGGACCCGTGGCCATCGCCGCCGACGAGCTTCTTTTCTGGCGCCTCAAACAACGCGACATCGCTCGGCACGCAGGGCAACTGCCCCGGGTCGTCGGCGGTTGTCGGCGCCAGCGGCGCCGCAAACTTCGCCGCAGTCGGCACCGGCGCAACGACCATGAACGCGACGCCGGTCGCAGGATCGGCGCTGCGCAACGCCGGCGTCGTGGCGTCAAGCAACGGCGGCGTCGACTGGTACAACGCCACGAGGCCCGGCACCCCCGGCATCGGAGCGGCAGAGTACGCCGCGCCGGCCTCGACCATCAGCGGCAACGCCACCCTTGACAACATCGCGCCGGCCGGCGAGCTGATCGTCAGCCTGAGCGGCATCGCCGGCGGCCTGACGCTCGACGACTACATGCCAGGCGGCACGCTCGACGTCGCCCCCGGGGCCATCGTCGTGCCCGAGCTGCGCAACTGGGCAGGCAGCCTGCAGGCCGGCGTCACGGTGCCAGTCGTGACCGTGTGCAGGCTGTCAGACGGCGCGCAGGTGCTGACGCTGACAAACCAGGTAAGCGACGGCAGCGGCCACATCAACATCGCCAGCGCTTCGATCATCACCGGGACCTGGTACATGGTCGTCGGCTGGAACGCCGACGCCTCCGCGCGATTCGCGCGCCCCGTGCAGGCCACATGAGCACGAGCTACGGCGCCACGCCGCCAGGCATCACCGGCACCCACTACGGCGGCGCCGGGCTCGGCCTTGCGGGCTCGCTGATCCCGAGCGAAGGCCTGGACGGCCCGGGCTACCTCTACGCGGGCCTGTCGCTGCCAGACGACGCGGCGCGGGAGATCCGCGGGCCGATCACCAGGTGGCCGGCCGGGACGCTGACGGTCTTCGAGGACAGCAGCTTCCACTACACCGGGCCCACGGACTACGCGCTCTTCAGGGTCTACGTCGACGGCGTCGCCCTGACCGACGACATCGGGAACGGGCCCGGCATCGGGCTGATCTTCCTCGGCGTCGGCGCCGAGCAGCCGACGCTATCGGGGACCGCGGCGCTCGACGACATTCAGCCAGGCGGAGCGCTGGAAACAATCGCCGCCTCGCAACTGGCAGGCGGCGCGGCCCTTGACGACCTGACCGCCGCGGGATCGCTGGCGTCGCTGGCGCCCGGAGAGTCCGAGCTGTCGGGCGGCGCCACGCTGGCCGACGCCACGCCAGGCGGCGGGCTGTTCTCGCTCGCCACGCAGCCGACCGCCACACCCGGATTCACGGCCCGCCGCGCGCCGTGGGACTTCACCGCCAGGCGCGCGCGGCCGGTGTTCGCAGCGACAATCGACGGGCCGAAACGTCGAGCATGAGGGCAGCATGACCACGCGCACCAGCACCAAGGATCCGGGCGAAATCGTGACGCTGGAGTTCGACTTCGCGGCCTTCGGCACGCCGTCGTCGCCCGACATCACGGTCGACGTGCACCGCGGCACCGACGAAAACCCAGACGCCGTGCGGCTGGGATCGGCCACGGTGTCAGGCACCAAGGTGCTGCAGCAGATGACCGCAGGCGTCTCCGGCGTTGACTACTGGGTGCGCTGCTACGCCTCGGTCGGCAGCGACCGGCCGCTGATCGACATGATCGTGCCGGTGCGCAGCCGGCCCACCGCAGCCTGAGGAGGGCGCCACGATGGCCTACATCACCAGCGAGGACTTCGAAGAGGCGTTTGGCGCGCAGGAGCTCGAGGACCTGCTGCGCGACGCCGCAGACTTCGAGAAGTCAGAGGCTGCCGCGGCCAGCCTGATCGACGGCTACATCGCCGGCCGCTACGCGCTACCGCTGGCGGCCGTTCCGGCCGTCGTCAAGGGCTGGGCGCTCGACATCACGCGCTACCGGCTGTGGGACGAGCAGGCACCCGAGGAGGTGCGGCGCCGCTACGAGGACGCGCTCGCGCAGCTCCGCGACCTGGCCGCCGAGAAGCTGGCCCTGCCGGCAGACGCGATCGGCGCGACGGCCACCGGCAGCTTCATCGCCGAGGGCTACAGCGCGACGCGCGTGTTCACGGCCACCACGCTGACGGACTACTGAGCGTGGCCACGTCAGGGAAGCTCACCGTCAAGCTCGACGACGCGGCCGCGCTCGCAAAGCTGCACGCCCTCGACGCGGCGGCCGGCAACATGCAGCCGGTCTACGCGACGATCGGCGCCGCGCTGGTGAACCGCATCCGGCTGTGCTTCAAGCTGGGCGTCGACCCGTGGAACAAGCCCTGGCAGGCCCTGAAGTGGCGCGCGCCGGCGGTGAAGCAAGCCGTCGGCAAGTACGGCGGCACCATGGACGAGCGGGACAAGGCCGGCAACCTCAAGCTCACCGCGAAGGGCCGCAAGCAACTCGCGGCGAACGAGGCCGGCAAGGCCGGGCAGCCGCTGCGCGACACCGGCCTGCTGCAGCGCTCGATCTCCGCCGCGGCAGACCCCGGCGGCGTCACGGTCGGCACGAACCTGCGGCAGGCGCGGATCCACCAGTTCGGCGGCGTCATCAAGCCTGTGAAGAAGCCTGTGCTCGTCTTCCCGGGCCCGACCGGCGAGCTGATCTTCGCCAAGAAGGTGACGATCCCCGCGCGGCCATACCTGCCGCTGCGCCGCTACGGCGCGGCCGTCGAACTGCCGCCGGCCTGGGCGCTGCTGGTGACGCGCGCCGTGAAGGCGCACCTGGCGGCCGCCATCGAAACGGAGACCGCCTAATGTTTGCAGACATTGAGCAGACGATCCTCGACCGGCTGCGCGCGAAGCTGCCGGCATCCGTGCACATCGACACCGAGGCGCAGCTCTCGAAGGTCACCGACCTGCGCCAGAAGGCGCCGGCCGTGTGGCTGATCTATGACGGCTTCCGCCTCGGCGACAAGATCGTGCCGACCGGCCAGGTGCAGCAGATCGTGATGGAGTGGTTCGTCGTCGTCGCCGCGAAGAGCGCGCGCGGCGGCGGAGACCCGACATCGGCAAGGGACGAGGCGAGCGGCCTGTGCGCGCAGGTGCTCGATGCGCTGCTCGGCTTCCACCTCGGGCGCGGCCAATATTTGCACCTAGCAGACGCGCCCGGCCCTACCTACAGTGGCGGCTACTGCCACGTCCCGCTGGCATTCACCAACTCGGCCACGTTCAAGGGCCAGGCTTAACCGGAGAGCATCACCATGTCGGACTATTCCTACCTCGGCAGCGGCAAGGTCTACGCGCGCGAGATCGGTGGCTCCGCCGGCCACATCTTCCTCGGCAACTGCTCGGCGATGAACTTCGCCGTGACCGAGGACACGAAAGAGCTGAAGGACTTCACGCAGCCCGGCGGCGGCACCTACAACGAGGTGAAGCGGGTCAGCGCTGTCGAGGCGTCCGGCACGATGCACGACCTGAACGCCGCGAACCTCGCGCGCCACCTGTACGGCGCGGCCAGCGCGGTGACGTCCGGCGCGATCACGAACGAGGCGGTCACGGTCTACCCGGACGCATTCACGCCGCTGGCCTACCTGCCCGCGACTTCGCCGGCCCCGGTGGTCTCCCTCGGCGACGGCGCCGCCGCCCGGGCGAACACGACCGCCTACGCACTCGGCGCCTACGTGGTCCCGGCATCGGCGAACGGCTTCTACTACAAGGCGACCGCGGCCGGCACCAGCGCGGGCACCGTGCCGACCTACCCGACGACCGTCGGCGGCACCGTGACCGACGGCACCGTCACGTGGACCTGCGCCGGCAAGGTCGCGCCGGTGGCCGACACCGACTACGAGGTGCGAAGCGGCGGCATCTTCTTCTACGCGGGCAAGGTCCTCGCCGGCGAGGCCGCGCAGGTCGACTACACCAAGGTCGCCGCCGACCTCGTGCAGGCGCTGGTGGCCAGCGCGAAGGAATACGAGATCGTCTTCGACGGTCTCAACGAAGCCCGCAGCGGCAAGCGCACGCGCATCACCGCGTACCGCGTCAAGGCCGGCGCGCTGGCGAACCTCGCGCTGATCGGCGAGGAGTACGCTGCGATCGAGTGGACCGGCAAGCTGCTGAAGGACACGTCGAAGACCGGCGTCGGCATCAGCCAGTACTTCAAGGTCGACATCGAGGCCTGAGCGTGAGCGACGAATTCGACGCGATCGCGCCGCGCGAGGACACGCTCGAACTGTCGGGCGCGTCCTTCCGCATCGCGCCGATCACCGTCGACCTGCTGCCGCCCTTCGCGCGCGCGCTGCGGCCGATCATGCCGGTGCTCACCGAGCTCGCGCAGATCTCGGACGACGCCGACCCGACCTACGTGGCCGACACGCTGCTCGAGCTCATCACTGACAGCGGCGAGCAGATCCACGAGGCCGTCGCGGTTGCCGTCGCCCAGGACAAGGCGCAGATCGCGGCCGCGCGCGCCCGCGTGGGCGCGCTGAACGCGGCGGACTTCGTCGTGCTCACGATGCGCGTGCTGAAGGTGAACGCCGATTTTTTCGCCCGGCGCCTCCTGCCCCTGCTGTCGCAGGCCGCACGGGAGGCAAGGGCAGTGGTTGGGGCTGGGCCGACACCATCGGCGCCCTGATCGGCGCGGGGTGGTCCCGGGCCGAGGTGGGCGCAATGACACTGTCGCAAGTCTCCGCCTTCCTGGCGGCACACGAGGCCAGCAGCCGCGCGGCGCTGCTGGGCCAGGCGATCGCCGCACGCATGGCGCAAGCCGAGGGCTCCAAGTGGAAGCCCTACATCAAGCAACTGTCAGGCGGTGAGTGATGGCGACGACCTCCGATCTGACCTTTCGCGTCGGCGCGGACCTCGCCGACATCAAGAAGGCCCTGGCCGACCTGCGGGCGCAGTTCAAGGCCACGGGCGCGGGCGCTGGCGACGCGGTCAAACCGGCATCCGCGCAGCTTGACGCCGCCGCGCGCTCGGCCCGCTCCGCGGCCGACGAAACAGAGCGCCTCGCGCGCCAGCAGGAGGCCGCCGCGGCCCGCGTGGCAGCCGCGCAGGAGCGAGAGGCCAGGCGCGCAGCGCAGGCGCAGGAGCGCGAGGCGCGCAGGGCCGCCGTCGCGCAGGCGCGCGTGCAGGAACAGGCGCAGCGCGAGTCCGCCAGGTCGGCCGCCCGGGCCGCAGAGCTGCAGCGGCGCCAGCGCGACTCCGAGACGCGCCAGGAAACGGCCCGCCAGCGCCAGCTCGCGCCACAGCTCACCGACATCGCCGTCGGCCTGGCCACCGGCCAATCGCCCTTCATGGTGCTCCTGCAGCAGGGCGGCCAGCTCAAGGATCTGTTCGGCGGCATCGTGCCGGCCGTCAAGGCAGTCGGCGGGGCCGTCGCGGCGGTCATCAACCCGATCACGATCTTCGCCGGGGCCGTTGCCGCCATCGCCATCGGCTACATCAAGGGGGCCGACGAGGGCGCCCGGTTCCGCCGGATCGTGATCGACACCGGCGCCGTCGCGGGCGTGACCGCGGCAGAGCTCGACGCCATGGCGCAGTCGCTGTCCGGGCTTTCCGGCAGCACCAGGTCATCGGCGGCGGCAACGCTGGCCGAGGTCGCGCAGTCCGGCCGGTTCGCCGGCGAGCAGATCAGGCTCGTGGCACGCGCGGCAGAGCAACTGCGCAACGGCGCCGGCCGCGACGTGTCGGCCACCGTGGCCGAGTTCGCGAAGATCGCCGAGGACCCCGTTCGCGGCGTCGACGAGCTGAACCGGCGCTACGGCTTCCTGACCGGCACGCTGGCCGAGCAGATCCGCACGCTCAAGCAGCAGGGCCGCGAGCAGGAGGCCTCGACGGTGGCGATGCGCGCCTACGCGGCCGCCGTCGACGAGCGCACGCCGAAGATCCGCGAGAACCTCGGCCTCGTCGAGCGGGCTTGGCGCGCCATCAAGGAAGGCACGCGCGCCGCCGGCGACGCGCTCCTGAACGTCGGGCGGGACGCCGACCCGCAGACCGTGTTCGACGACCTCATCAGGCGGCGCGACGAACTGCAGGCCAAGCTCGACAGGCCCGACGCCGGCGGCCGGCGCCGCGCCACGACCCAGCGCGAGCTCGAGGACGTCAAGGCGCGGATCGTCGCCATGGCGAACGAGCAGATCAAGGCCCAGCAGGACGCCAACAAGGCCGCCGCGCAGAAGCGCGCCGTTGCCGCGCAGGAGGAGCTCGCCGCAGAGGCCCAGCAGTTCGAGTCGTCGCAGCAGCGCCTGGCCCGCGAGAAGGAGCGGGTGATCAACCGCGCGACCGACGCCATCACCGAGGCGCAGATCGCGGCCGACAAGAAGGCCGAGGACAACATCGCAGCGGCCCGCGACGCACGCCTGGCCGCGATCGCCCGCGAGGCCGCGAAGACGCCGGCCGCGGTGGCGCAGGCGAACGCCTCGCTCGTGCGCGACGACACCGAGCGGTCCATCGCCGAGCTGCAGCGCCTCTACGATCGCGGGCTGCTCGGCGCCGAGCAGTTCTTCGCCCGCCGCCGAGACCTGCAGCTCAAGGCCACCGACGCCGAGATCGCGGCGCAGCGCGCGGAGCTCGCCACCACCCAGGAGCCGGCCGATTTCGCCCGGATCGGCGCGCAGATCCGCACGCTGGAGCGCAAGAAGGCAGACATCCGCCGCGACGCCATCCGCGACGAGACCCGCGCGACGCAGGCGCTCGAGGAATCGCTGCTGGAGGTCTCGACCGGCATCCAGAAGCGCGGCGCCGACCGCTCGCTGGCCGTGCTTCAGGAGTCCTTCGAGCGCGCCGACATCTCGACCGCCGAGTACTACGCGGCGCGCCAGGCGCTCGAAGAGGCCGCGATCGAGCAGGACCTCGCGCTCGCCCGCAAGCGGCTGCAGTCGCAGGAGCTTTCGCCCGCCGACCGGGCGCGGCTGATCGCCGAAGAGTTCGAACTGCAGCAGCAGCGCAGCGACGCACGCCGCCGCGCGATCACCGAGGCCGAGCGCGCCGAGAAGGACACGCGGCGCACGCTTGACCAGGCCCGGGCCCAGCAGCTCGACGCGCAGGGCAACACCGTGGAAGCGACCCGGCTGCGCCTTGAACTGCAGTGGGGCGAAACGCTGAAGCGGCTCGAGGCAGACGGCAAGGTCGCAGGCGTGGCCATCATCCGCGGCGTGATCAACGCGGAAGTCGCGAAGGCGGAGCTCGACAAGATCCGCGAGCTCTTCGACCAGACCGCCGGCGGCCTGCAGTCCCGCCTCGCCGAGATCGCCGACCGGCAGCGCCTGGGCGTCATCAGCCCGGCGCAGGCGCGCGACGAGTCGGCCGCCGAGCGGCAGCAGGCCCTCGCCGACCTGCAGGCGCTGAACGCGAAGCTGCAGGAGATGGCGAACGCGCCCGACGCGCTGCCCGCCGTGAAGCGCGCCGCGCAGGAGGCAGCCGCGGCGCTGCGCCAGATGGCCATCGAAGGCGCCACCGGCGTCGAGGCCGCGATGATCGAGCTACGCCAGGCGCTCGCGGAAACCGAGGCGAGCTTCGCGAAGACCGCCGTCTCGACCGGCGTCGACGCGCTGACGACCTTCTTCACCGACATCGCGACGGGCAGCAAGAGCGCCGGCGACGCGCTGAAGGACTTCGTGCGCAGCTTCGCGGCCAGCATGGCGCAGATCGCCGCGCGGGCACTCGCGACGTTCCTCGTGCTGCAGGCCCTCGACGCCATCTACCCGGGCCTCGGCAAGGCCACCGCCGCGGTGATGGGCGTCGGCGTGAAGCACTCCGGCGGCATGGCCGGCACCGGCCCGCGTCGCCAGGTCTCGCCGCTGCTGTTCGCCGGCGCGCCGCGCTATCACGACGGCGGCATGGTCGGCATCAAGCCCGACGAGCGGCCGGCCATCCTGCAGACGGGCGAGGAGGTGCTGTCGCGCAGCGACCCGCGCAACCGCGCGAACGGCGGCGCCGGCAGCGGCTACCGCATCGTCAACGTGCTCGACCCGGCGCTGGTCTCCAGCTACCTAGAATCGGCCGCCGGAGAGCGCACGGTCCTGAACGTCATCGGCCGCAACCCCGGCAGCGTGCGACAACTCATCGGGTCCTGACCATGTCCTACGAAACCGGCACCGCCAGCGACCACTTCGACCTGCTCGACAAGGTGCGGACGTTCGTGTCCGCCACGATCTCGCCGACCGGCCAGCGATGGACCGTGAACCGCTGGGCGGGCTACCGTACCGTTCTGGCGTCGAGCTTCCTGGCGCCCTACGAGCCCTTCAAGGCGTTCAACGGCGACGCCGGCATCTGGGCCACCGCGGTCAACCAGGCCACGCCGAGCTTCCTCGGCCTGCGGTTCGTCGCCGGGCTGGCGCCGGACCTGATCAGCCTCGACGCAACCGGCACCGACACCACGCAGTCGCCGCAGGACTTCTCGCTGCAGTACAGCGACGACGGCACGTCGTGGACGACGCACCAGAGTTGGACGGCGCAGACGAACTGGTCAGCCACCCCGTATCGCGAGTTCACCGTCACCGGCGCGCCGACGAAGGCCTACTGGCGCATCTACGTCACGGCGAACAACGGCAACACGGTGCACACGTCGATCGGCGAGCTGCGGATCTGCAAGACGTTCGGCTTCGGCGTGCAGCTCAACCACGCCGTGAACGCGCACCTCCTGCTGCAGGCCCCGGGCGTCTCCGAGACGGACGAGCTCTTCTGTGGCCTGCAGATCTACGAGCGGTCGACGAGCGACGTCTACAACTGGCGCGCCGCCGGCTTCACGGGCTACGTCTCGTCGAACACCTTCGCGACGCAGCCCGGCACGAGCGGACCCAACGGCCTGCCGCTGTGGAACCAGCCCATGACCTACTGGCTGGTCGCGAACGGCAACCGGCTGATCCTCGTCGTCAAGGTCGAGAGCACCTACCAGACCCTGTACCTTGGCAAGGCGCTGCCCTACGCGACGCCGAACCAGTGGCCGTACCCGTTCGTCCTGGGCGGCATGCTCACCACCGACTCCGAGACGCGCTACAGCGACACCGGGCTGTCCTTCGCGTTCAAGGGCTCGCGCGCGAACCTCAAGCTGCGGGGCGTGCAGGGCTCGTGGTCGCAGCCGCAGGCGTGGCCGTGGGTGATCACCGACGCGATCAGCGTCACCGGAACGCTGGCCTTCGCCGACGTCGTGCGGGACACCGGCGGCCAGTACGCACTGACGCCGATCGTGCTCACCGACACGACGAACGTCTACGGCGAGCTCGACGGCGTCTATCAGGTCAGCGGCTTCGGCAACTCGTCGGAGGACATCGTCACCGCCGGCGGCGTCGACCACCTGGTCGTGCAGGACGTCTACCGCAACGGCGTGCGCGACTTCGTCGCCGTTAAGCTCGCCTGAAGGGACCACCATGGCCTACGACACCGGCACGGCGAGCAGCGCCGCGAACCTGAAGAGCGCGATCGAGACCTTCGCGCAGGCGAACGGCTGGACGCTGGCCAGCGGCGTGCTGTCCAAAGGCACAAGCTACGTGCGGATCACGTCGCCGTTCAGCTACTCGGTCAAGATCGAGGGCGCGAACAGCGCGGACTTCGCCACGGAGCCATGCGGCCAGGCGCAGCAGATGATCATCCCCGCCGCGTCGTTCCCGTGCTCCTATTTCCTCTTCGCGCACGGCACGCCGGACACCCTGGTGTGCGTCGTGAACTACTCGGTCGTCTACTTTCAGTGGCTCGCCTTCGGCCAGATCCAGAAGTACGGCTCGTGGACCGGAGGAAACTGGTTCGGGGCCTCGCACTCGACCGCCTTCGCGGAAGCCAAGCACGACGCCGTGTGGATCGCGCAGTACACCAGCGGCTACGGCTCCTTCTCCGGCGGCGACAAGGCCTACAACTCGTCGAGCGGCGCGATGTGGTGGAACTCCAACAACAAGGAGAGCTTCGGCGGCAATTACAACGGCAGCCGCTCGACGCACATGCACATCCGGCTCGACGGCAACATCTGGCCAGGCGCCGGCAGCGGAGCATCGGCCATCTACCCGAGCGCCGTCGAGTACTTCGACCCGCTTCACGCCCGCAGCCCGAACGCCTACAACGGCCAGACGGTGCTGACGCCGCTGCGGATCGGCATGCTGCGCACCGACAACTATCGGTCGATCCTGGGCCACATCGGGCACGTGCGTACGCTTCGCATCGACAACCACGACCCCGGGCAGGTCATCACGATCGGCGCCGACAAGTGGAAGGTCTTCCCGTGGTTCCGAAAGGACACCGACTACCCGCTGGGCGGCGTGCGGCACGGCTATAGCGGGACCTTCGGCATGGCCGTGGCCTACGACGGGCCATGACCACCTTCTCGGGCTTCGTCATGATCTCGCCGCACGGCGGCGAGGTGAACCCGAACGTCAGCGCCGACCTGAGCGAGCTCGACGTCGACTACTGGCCGGCGCACGAGAGCGCGACCGTGCTGCTGGCGACGACGGGCGGCACGAACAACAGGCCCATCGAGATCGCGACGGCCGCCCGCACGGGCATCGTCGCCGCCTCGTACATGGACGACTACTACCACCGGGTCCACGTCGTGCCCGGCGTGCTCGAGCTCGGCAACATCGCCAGCGAGCGGGTCGAGACGATCGAGGTCTGGAACGCCCAGTTCACCGACAACGAGCTCGAGGACCTCGACGCCGCGAACGCCGACGGCATGACGCTCGTCGGCCCCGCGGGCCCGCCGACGACGTTCAAGCCCTTGGAGTCGCGCCTCTACAGCCTGACGGTCGGCCTCGACGGCCCGCCGGTCGCCGACGCGCTCTACACGTTCACCTTCACGCTCGACACCGCGACGCTTCGCGTGCTGTCGACGCGCGTCGTGGCGTGGCCGTGGATGCCAGACTGGTCGACGCCGGTGCTGGAGCGCATCGAATGGGCGACCGACGTGATCCAGGCGCACGACGGCAGCGAGCAGCGGTCAGCGCTGCGCCTGGGGCCGCGCAAGAGCTACGAGTTCGAAGCCTGGTTCACCGGCCGCGACCGCCGCACGGCAGAGGCCAGCATCTACGGCTGGGGCGCCCAGGTGTGGGCCCTGCCGATCTGGCCGGACGGCCTCGACCTGGCGGCGCCACTGCCGGCGGGCTCGACGACGATCGCGATCGACACGACGGGCCGCGACTACGTCGCCGACGGCCTGGCCATCCTGACCACCGACGCCAGGCACTACGAGACCGTCGAGGTGCTGTCGGCGACGTCATCGCTGGTGACGTTCAAGCGCGCCACCCTGCAGGACTGGCCGGCCGGCGCCCGCATCTACCCGGCCCGGGCCGCGCGGCTGCAGGACCGCGCGCAGCTCCCGCGCTGGGACTTCGACGTCTCGCGCATGCGCGTGCTGTTCAGCGTTGACGAGCCCGTCGACTACCCGGCCGCGACCGGCGGCACGACCTACCGCGGCTATCCCGTGCTCGACCGCCGGCCCGACTGGTCGCCCGGCCTCGACCTCGAGATGCTGCGCAAGCTGGCGACGCTTGACCCGATCACGGGCCCCGTCGTGGTCGACGACGAGGCCGACATGCCGATGCTGCTGCAGCGCTGCGGCTTCACGCTCACCAGCCACGCCGAGAGCGACATCTTCCGGCGCACGCTGTACCGCATGCGCGGCCGGCAGGTCGGCGCCTGGGTGCCGACGTGGCAGCGCGACCTCGTCATCGTGGCGCCGTTCCTCGCGGCCGCCGTGCAGATCGACGTCGAGCACTGCGCCTATACCCGGCAGATCGCGCAGGGCCGCGGCCGCCGCGACATCAGGATCGAGATGCGCGACGGCGCCGTCTTCCACCGCCGCATCGTGAGCTCAGAGGAGACCAGCGCGGACGTCGAGCGGATCGCCATCGACTCGGCGCTGGGCCGCGACGTCGCGCCCGACGACGTGCTCGCCGTGCACTTCATGATGTTCGCCAGGCACGAGAGCGACGCCGTCGAGCTCTCGCACTGGACCGGCGACGTGTGCGAGACCGTGATCAGCTACCGCGGGGTCCGCAATGACGTATGACGCCACCGAGCGCAGCAAGGATGCCCGGCGCCCGATCGAGATCTACCTGTTCGCGCGCGGCGCGCAGACCTGGCGCTTCACGAGCGCCGACCGCGCCGTCGTGGCCGACACCTTCACCTTCTCGCCGCGCGCCATCAGCCGCACGGCGATCGACGCATCGGCCGAGCTCGCGCGGGCCGGCCTGACGCTCACCGTGCACCGCGACTTCGAGATCGCGACGATGTTCCGCGAGAACCCGACCACGGCGCCCGTGACGTGCATGCTGCAGGCCTACCACGAGGGCGACGGCGAGGTCGCGACGATGTGGCTGGGCCGCGTGTCCGGCGTCTCGTTTCAGGGCGTGGCGGCGACCGTCAAGATGGAGCCGGTCTACACGTCGATCCGGCGCATGGGCCTGCGCCGCGCCTACCAGCGGCAGTGCCCCCACGTGCTCTACGGCACGCAGTGCGGGGCGAACCGCGAGCTGCACCGCGTGGACGGCACGCTGCTCGACGCGCCCGACGGCGTGGTCGTGACCGTGCCCGAGGCAGCGACGAAGCCCGACGGTTGGGCGGCCGGCGGGACGGTCGAGTACGTCACGCCGGGCGGCGTGCCCGAGCGGCGCTTCATCCTGAATCACGTCTCGACCGAGCTCACGCTGTCGGCCCTGCCGCACGAGCTGCACGCCGGCATGGACGTGAAGATCTACGCGGGCTGCGAGCACACGATCGAGGTGTGCGACACGAAGTTCTCGAACGCCGTCCGGTACGGCGGCATGCCCTACTTCACGAAGAAAAACCCGTTCGGCGGCGACCCGATCTACTGACGCGAGGCCCCATGGAGACCTTCCTCTACTACTTCGCGATCCTCATCGTCTCGTCGTTCGTCGTTGCCGCGCTGACGCCGAAGCCGGCACCGCCGAAGCCCGCAGCGCTCGACGACTTCGACGCGCCGACGGCAGAGGAGGGCCGCGCGATACCGGTTGTCTTCGGCACCGTGTGGGTGACCGGCCCGAACGTGATCTGGTACGGCGACCTCGGCGTGCAGCCGATCCAGGGCAAGGGCGGGAAGAAGTGACGGTCGTCAGGGTCGAGCACTGCGTCGGCGACGACGGCATGCGCTACTGCGCGTGGGGCATCCGCGCCTTCTGCCGGCGGCACGGCATCGACCTGGCCGCCTTCCTGCGCGACGGCATCGACGCGGACGAGCTCGAGCGCACCGGCGACGCGCTCGCCATCGCGGCCGCCAGGCGCGCGCGCGAGGCGACAATCCGGGCCGGGGGTGACGCATGAGCAGCGGCGGCAAGCAGACGACGGGATACCGCTACTTTCTCGGCCTGCACATGGGCATCTGCGCGGGCCCTGTCGACGCGCTGCTGGAGATCCGCGCGGGCGACCGAACGGCGTGGTCCGGCACGGTCACCGTCAGCGGCGGCATCGACATCAACGCGCCGGAGCTCTTCGGCGGCGAGACGCGCGAGGGCGGGCTTGTGGGCCGCCTCGACGTGATGATGGGCGAGCCAACGCAGGCACCGAACGCCTACCTCGCGCAGACGCAGGGCATGCCGCAGCCGGCCTACCGCGGCATCATGGGCGTCGTCTACCGCAAGGGCCAGGTGTCGGCGAACAACCCGTACATCAAGCCGTGGTCCCTGAAGATCCGCCGCATCCTGCAGGGCTGGCGCGGCGCGGCGCCGTGGTACTCGGCGAAGGCCGAGATCGCGCTGGCCAGCGGCGACAAGGCCATGAACCCGGCGCATATCGTCTACGAGTGCCTGACGAACGAGGACTGGGGCATGGGCTACTCGTCGACCATCGTCGACGACGGCAGCTTCAGGGCGGCCGCCGACGCCTTCCACGCCGAGGGTCTGGGCCTGTGCATGCAGTGGCTACGCCAGCAGTCGATCGAGACCTTCATTCAGTCCGTCGCGGACCACGCCGGCGCCGTCGTCGGCCAGGACCGCAGGACCGGGCTCTTCGTCATGCGCCTGATCCGCGGCGGCTACACGGTGGCGAGCCTGCCGCTGTTCAGCCCGTCGAACGTCGTCGCGATCGACGACTTCCAGCGCCCCAGCGTGGTGGAGAGCGTGAACGAGGTCGTCGTGCGCTTCGACGAGCTGTCGACCGGCAAGGAAGGGTCGGTCACCGTGCAGAACCTGGCGAACATCCAGGCGCAGGGCGGCGTCGTGAGCCAGTCGAAGGCCTACCCCGGCCTGCCGACCGCCGAGCTGGCGATCCGCACGGCGCTGCGCGACCTGAAGACCGTCTCGACGCCGCTGGCCAAAGTGCGGATGCGCGCGAACCGCGACGCCTACGCGCTGCTGCCCGGCGACATGATCCGCCTGACGTGGCCCGACCTGAAGCTGGTCGACCTGCCGCTGCGCGTGCTGCAGGTGTCCGCCGGCGACCTGACGCGCGGCGAGATCACGATCGAGGCCGCGGAGGACGCCTTCGACCTGCCGGCGAACGCCTACGCGACGCAACCCGAGGTCGGCTGGCAGGACCCCGTGAGCGACCCCGCGGCGGCCACCACCGGCACGCTGACCGAGGCACCCTACTGGCTGCTGACGCGCGCACTCGGCGCCGCGGAGGCCGCCGCAGTCGACCCGCTGTCGGGCTACGTCATGGCCTACGCCGCGCGACCGTCGGCGGACGCCATCGCCTACAAGCTGAAGGTCTTCGACGGCACCAGCTACCAGGCCGCGGACACCGGCGACTGGTGCCCGTCCGGCACGCTGGCGACCAGCATCGGGCCGACGGCCACGAGCGCCACGCTGCAGCTATCGGCCGACCTGAGCCTGGTCGCGGCCGGCACCTACGCGGCAATCGGCACCGAGTGGGTGCGCATCGACGCCGTGAACGCGGCGGCCGGGACGCTCACCATCGGCCGCGGCGTCATGGACTCGGTGCCGCAGACGCACGCCGCCGGCGCCCGCGTCTTCTTCGTCGACGGCTTCGAAGCGCGCGACACGACGGAGCGCCTCGACGGCGCCACGGTGCAGGCGAAGCTGATCACGCAGACGCCCGCCGGCAACCTCGCCGAGGGCTCCGCGCCGACGCTGTCCGTCGTGCTCGACCAGCGCGCGGCCAGGCCGTACCCGCCCGGGCGACTGCGGATCAACGGCAACGCCTACCCGGCGTCCGTGGTGGCCGACAAGCTCACCGTGAGCTGGGCGCACCGCGACCGGCTGCTGCAGAACCTGCAGGGCGACGAGAGCGGCGACATCGGGCCAGAGGCCGGCACGACCTACTCGCTGCGCGTGCTCGACGGCGCGGCCGTGGTTGCCTCGGCGACCGGCCTGACCGGCACGAGCTGGGAATCGCCGATCCTGCCGACGGCCGCCTACACGGTCGAGGTCTGGAGCGTCCGCGGCGGGCTCGAGTCGCGCCAGCGCGCCACGCACGTCGTCAACCTGGCCGGCACCGACCTGGTCGGCTGGAACCGCAAGTGGGGCGCACGCTGGAGCGGCTCGTGGGGCGGGCCAGCGCCTGCGGCACTCATCGACGTGCCCATCACCATCGGCGGCACGCCGGCATCCGGCACGGTCTACACCATCACGATCGACGGCGCCCCCTTCACTTACACCGCGGCCGGCGGCAACACGACCTCGGACGTGGCGGCCGGCCTGGCGGCAGAGCTCGCGGCGGGCGGCATCGCCGTCGCGGTCTCCGGGCCCGTGGTCACGGTCACCGTGCCCGCCGGAACGGTCGTCACGTCGACGACAGCGCCGGCAGGGGAGAGCGCCACCACCGGCACCACGCAGACGGCCACGCCAGCCGGCACGGCCACGCGCGACACCTACCGCGTGCGCCTCGACATGGTGACGCCAGGCACGTGGTCGACGCCAGTGGGCACGGTCTACGGCGTGCGCTTCGGCGCCTCGGACGGCGCGCTCTCCAGCTACACGGCCACGGCCGACCGCGCCGACGCCGACGCCCACTACTTCCTGCTGCAGGGCATGGTCGCCGCCTTCGCGGCCAGCGGAGACGACGCCGACAACTGGACCGGCACCCTCGACTGGCCGAACCGCGTCGCCATCTTCCAGGGCCCGCCCGGCGTGGACATGCGGATGCATGGCGTGCAGGGCTCGACCGCCGTCGTGGTCAACTGGGACCGCACGCCGGCGACCACCGGCGCGGCGCGCGCGCAGATCTCGACCGTCACCATCGGCGGCACCGGTGCGGCCGGGCTGACCTACACGGCCGTCGTCGGCGGCGTGACGTTCACCCACAACGCCACGGGCGGCGGCGGCGTCAACGCGGCGGCAACCGCGCTGGCGGCGCTGATCGACGCGCACGCCACCTATGCGGCGACGGCTGTCGGCCCCGTGGTGACGATCACCGGCCAGGCCGGCGTGCCATTCTCGGTGGCGGTGACGGTGACGAAGACCGGCGAGACGGCCACGCCAGCCGTGCCGACCACGGACGCCCCGGCCAGGGCGCAGACGATCGAGCCGAGCGCCACGCGAGCCACGGCGAACGTCGACGCGCGCGCCGGCGGCGTGCTCGTGAAAAGGCTGAACAGCCCGGCCGGGACCTTCACCACGCCGTCGAAGCTGATCTGGCGCGACGGCACGACGACGCGGGCGCTGGACTTCTCGACCGGGAACGCCTTCGCGGCCACCGACGCCGTGATCGACGACACCGGCATGACGCTGGGCGCGGACGGGAACGGACCCTACGGCGCCGCCGCGGCGTTCCTGGCCGGCCTGGGCGTGTTCCGCGCGATCCGCTGGCAGGGCGACGGGGCGCCGGCGCGCGTGATCGCGCACGAGCTGCCGGGCGGCCCGGCGATGGCGATCGTCGCCAGCGACGAGGCCGGCGCCGACCGGCTGCTGCGCCTGATCTGGATCGACGGCGGCAGCAACCGCTGGGGCGTCCCAATGCCGTCCAGCGGAGGCGCGGCCGCTGTCGACGACGGCGCAGCGCCCTACATCAATCTGTGGAACACCACGGACCTGAGCCTGGCGCCGCGGCTGAACCGGGCCGGCGCGTCCTATGCGGCCTTCGTGTTCGGCACCAGCAGCAGCTCGGCCGGCAACGTCGCGTCAGGCACCTACACCGGCAACGGCAGCACGTCCGGGCCGGCGCAGACGCTGGGCTTCCGGCCCGCGCTGCTGATCGTGCGCGCGGGGTCCGGCGTCACGGCGAAGACCTTCGTCACCGGGCACATGCTCGACGGCAAGGCGGACACGCACTGGTTCCTCGACGAGACCGGCGGCGGGCCGACCGGGACGACGGCCCTCGTGGAGCTGACCGCGACCGGCTTCCGACCCACCGCCAACAGCGTGCACGTGAACGCCAGCGGGCAGGGCTACATCTACTGGGCGCTGCGCAGCGACCCGAAGGTCGGCGGCCCGTGGGCCTCCGACGGCTGGGCCGCCAGGCCCGTGATCGAGTTCGGCGGCAAGGTCCTCGCCACCGACACCGGCACGCGCGGCGGCATCAAGAGCGCGATCTCGCGCCTCTACGAGTCCGCCGACGACGGAGCGACGTGGACGCTGGCCTACGAGGGAGTGCGCCCGGCGGCCGGGGCCTCGTTCCCGCACCTCGACTTTGTCGTCGGCGGCGCCCGCGTGGCCTACATCATCGACGGCGAGAGCGACATGACCTCGTCAGGGCTCGAGTACCAGGCCCTGAGGGCGACGGAGAACTCCGGCTTCATCAGCTTCACCGGCTACCCGAAGAACGGCAGCCAGACCGTGCACGTGCGCGCCGCGCACTGCGACGGGACGACCATCACGGCCATCGGCGTCGAGCCGTTCAATGGCGGCCAGCCGGCGGCGAACCTCTACGTCTACACGTCCACGGACGGCATCGCCTTCACCCAGGTCGGCCAGGCGCAGCAGTCTGGAAGCGACCCCAACGTCCTGAGCGGCTCCGGCACCGGCACCTTCGTGTCGAGCACCTTCCGCTACGGCTGTTCGCTGCGCAAGATCTCCGGCCGCTGGTTCCTGACCAGCGACAAGGCGATCTACTACACCGACACGGCGAACGCCACGACCGGGTGGCTGCGCTGCCCGACCGGCCTGAACGAGGGCGCCACGAACCCGCCGCCGGCCATCGTCGGCTTTCAGCAGGTCGGCTCCAAGCTCGTCGCGTGGAAGGCGAACATCGGCGTCGGCGCGGACAGCCTGAACGCCGCCTACAGCAGCGACAACGGCGCGACGTGGACCGCGCTCCGGCCAGCGCCCCTGACATCCGCGATCGAGCGCCTCGGCCTCGGCTGGGTCTTCGGCGGCACCCTGCACGTCGTCGAGCAGCAGAGCGGCGACATCCTGCGGTGCACCGACCCGGCCGGCACGTGGACGCGCACCACGCCGACAGGCGTCAAGCACATCAAGCGGGTGCTCGTCACCGCGTCGAGCGTGCTGGTTTCAGACCAGCCGGACGGCGCCGCCATGACAATCCGCCGGTCCACCGACGGCGTGACATTCGCCACCACCACCGGGATCTGACCATGCCAGCAGCGCAACCGAACCTCGGCCTCTATTCCGGCTTCGCCGACCTCGAGGACAACTGGGGCGACGAACTGAACGCCGCCCTGCGCGTGCTCGACTGGGCGGTGATGCCGCGCGTGCTCGACCGCGACCTGGCCACGCCACCCGGCAGCCCGGCAAACGGCGACGCCTACATCGTCGCGGCCAGCCCGACCGGCGCATGGTCCGGCCTGGCCACCAGGCTGGTGCGCTGGAGCTCGCAGACCGGCGCCTGGGACGCCGTAACGGCGAAGCGCGGCTGGGAAGTGTGGGTCGAGGACGAGGGCGCCCGCGTGCGCTTCGACGGCACCGCATGGGCGCCGATCGGGATCGCGGCCATCTCAGGCCTGCAGGCCGCGCTCGACGCGAAGGCCGGCTTCACGGTGCCCTACACCGCGCAGACCGGCACGACGTACACGCTCGCCCTGGCCGACGCCGCCACGGTCGTCAGGGCCAGCAACGCCAGCGCTATCACCATCACCGTGCCGGCGAACGCCTCGGCGGCGTTCCCGACCGGCTCCGTCGTGACGATCCGCCAGGCGGGCGCAGGCCAGATCACGCTATCGGCGGCCGGCGGCGTGACGATCAACATCCCGACCGGCTTCGCGGCGAAGACCGGGCGCCAGGGCGCGACGATCGCGATTCACAAGGTCGGCACCGACACCTGGGACCTGACCGGCGACCTGGGAGTCTGACATGCGAGGCGCATTCGCCCTAGCGGTCATTGCGTCCGCGATTCGCGTGGCGGCCGGCAGCGACCCCGACTTCGACAAGGTCGAGCTGCTGCTGCACTGCGACGGCGCAGACGGCGGGTCGACGTTCACCGACTCCAGCAGCAACGCGCGGCACGTTACGCCGCTGTTCGTCACCACCGAGGCGGAGAGCCCGAAGTTCGGCGCCGCGGCGGCGTACTTCATCCTCGGGAAGCTGGAGTGGGATAACACGCCGTTCGTCATGACCGGCGACTTCTGCTGGGAGTTTGAATACAACCCGACGACGCACCCGACCAGCGGCACCGGCGCCGCGAGCATGTTCATGCTGTTCCACCAGCGCAACGGCAGCGACTCGACGCGCGTCTTCCTGGGCTACGCCGACTGGACCGGCATCACCAGCGGCCCCGGCCTTTGGTTCCAGATCGACTCCGGCGGCAGCGCCGTGCAGCTCGTCGCGAACGGCGCGCTCTCGACCACCGCCTACTCGCACATCGCCGTGACCCGCAGCGGCAACGTCTTCAGGCTGTTCGTCAACGGCGTCAAGGTAGACGAGGACACCGTCTCTATCACCTACCCGAACCCGGGCGGGAACCTCGTCATTGGCCAGGGCTGGGGCGGCAACTTCGCGCAGCCCGTCGGCGCGCGCATGGATGAGATCCGCGTCACCAAGGGCGCCGCACGCTACACCGCAGACTTCACCAGGCCGACGGCGCCGCACCCGGACACCGGGCCAGCCTGACCGTGGCGACGCAGCCGCTTGAGGCCGCTCACCGGCGCAGCCGCGCCCGTGTCTGTGCGGCCCAGGCCGCGGCTACTTCGCGCCGCGCCTCGGCCTTGAAGAAGACGTAGGTGTCGAACTTCTTGTGGCACCCGACGGCGCCAGGCTCATCCGCGCAGAGCGGGAAGAGCTCGAGGTCCGACGCCTTGATGCCGCGCCCAAGCGCCGGCCCGTGCGCGGCCTGGGACCGGCCACGCTTGCCGCAGGCGATGCACGGCAGCGCGGCCACGAGGCGTCGGTAGGCCTCGTCGCGCACCGGCGCGTCCTTCGGGCGCTGGCAGACCATTTTCCCGGCGTCGGGAGAATGGTCGGCGCGCACCACCGGACGCGGGCGCGGGGTGTAGTCGATCACCTTCGCCGGACGCGGAGGAGGCGCCTTCGCGCGCAGCGGGACGCGGCGCCGGAGAGACGACATTCAGGCCCCGCGCCCGTCAGGGTTCGTCATCGTCATCACCCCGACTGATCGTCACCGCCGCCATTGCCATGATGCCGAAGATGGCTCCGACGACCATGCCGACGAAGAAGACAGCGACGCCGCTCACGACCTGCCGCCCTTCTTCTTCGGCAGCTCGGCGGCGGCCTTCAGGTGCTGATCGACGGCCGGCCGATACCACTGGATGCTGCCGGGCGTGTTCATGACCGGCGGCAGCCAGGCCGGCCACTTGTTCGCGGCGCGCGCGCGATTCACGGCGGCGCGGATCGAGGCTTCGGTGCGGCCCAGCACGCGGGCCATGTCGTGCACGTAGAGGACTTGGGCTTCGGTCACTTCATGACTCCTTCGGGGTGGTTGAACCTGTCGGCACGTCACCCGGGCGGATTGCCTCTTCCAGCGCCCTCGTCTTGGCCACGAGCTCGGCCGCACGCGCGGCCGAGCGCTCCTCGACCGCCGCCTTCACGGCGACAGAAAACGCCTTCGCGCGGTACTCAGCGACGGCCGCGAAGAGGCGAGCGCTGAAGCTGTAGGGCGCCTCGGGCCTGGCGCCGACGATTGACCTGTTGCGGTTTGTTCTTGCCATGGCCGTGCCCTAGAACGGGATGTCGTCGTCCATGTCATCGAACCCGCCGCCGGTCTTCGGCGCGGGCCTCGACGCAGGCGCAGCGGCGCGCGGAGCCGGAGCCGGAGCCGGAGCACGCTGCTCGCCGCCGCCGCTGTCGGCCTTCGATCCGGCGAACTGCAGATCGTCGACGCGCGCGACCAGCTTCACGCCGCTGCTGCCGTCGCGCTTCTCGTAGGTCTCGACGTGGGCGTCGCTGGCGACAATGAACAACTGCGCGCCCTTCAGCAGGTGCTCGACCAGCTTCTCGCCACGCTCGCCCCACAGGGAGAACTCGACCCACTGCGACGGCTGCCGGCCGTCCTCGCCCTTGCGGCCATAGTTGAACGCGGCGGAGAACGAGGTCACGACCTGCCCCGACTGGGTGTAGCGTGTCTCGGCATCACGGCCGAGGCGAACGAGTCCGATCAGCTTCACTTCGAGCCTCCCTTCGTGATGACCTTCGCGGGATCCTTGCCGACGACGAGCACCAGCGGCGCGCCGATCAGCGAGGCCGCGGCGCGCTCGGCGTGCCACTGCGAGCTGTAGCCCTGGGCGCCGTCGGCGACGATGCGGCCATTGCGGGCCTTGAGGCGCCAGCGCCAGGCGCCGGCGGCGTCTTCGTAGATGTGGAACTTGAGCATCACCGCCCCCCCTTGCACGCGGCGCGATGCTTCGCGCGGTTGCGCTTCTTCAGGGCGGCGCGGCGCGCGGCCGCGATCCCGGTCGGACGGCGGGCGACCTTGCCGCCCTTGCCGCGCGAGACGTAGGGCCCGAGGCCGAAAATGCCCTGCTTCAGTTCGAAGCCGGACATGCCCGCCGCCATCATGGCGCTGATGGCGGCCGCCATCGCCCGGGCTCGGGCAAAGGCATTGGTGTTCATGCTCATCCTGCTGGTCCTTCAAGCGGCCGACGCCGCGTCTTCGTTGGGGAACTTCTCGAACGGCAGCGCCTTCAGGTGCTGGCCGAAGTAGGTGCCGATCGACTCGGCGCCGCGGAACGCTTCGAACGTCTCGCGCGAGACGTTCGGGTAGTGGTAGATCGCCCGGGCGCCGCGCCGGAACTGGACGGCCAGGGTCTGCGTCGCCTCGTCGTAGCCGATCGCGCCGACCTGGTTGGACTCGACGGGCTCGAGCGCGATGAACGGCCGCGGGCGCTCGGAGAAGGAGGCGGCGGGGAAATTCTTCGATTGCATGGCGTCGTCTCCTTCAGCCCTTGCGCGACGCCAGGGTCTGCTTCTGGAACACGCGCACGCCCGGCAGATTGCACTGCAGGCCGAGGCCCCGGACGTAGGCGCGCAGCTTCACCGAGTCGACGGCCAGCAGCGCGACGAGCTCGGGCCTTTCGGCGGCGGCCTTCACCAGCGCCAGCAGGTCGACGACCTCGAAGTCGATCGAGGTCGCGGTGCTGACGCCTGACGCCTTCGGCACGGCCACGGCGGCGGAAGGAGCGGCGGCGACGACCATCGACGCGGCACGCTGCTGCATCTGCGCCTCGCTGGACAGACGCGCGGCCTCGGCGGCCTGGCTTGCGGCCTCGGCCGCCAGGCGCTCGCGCTCGGCATCGTCCTGCGCCACCCGGAGCTCGGCGGCGGCCTTCTGCCCGGCCTCACGCGCGGCAGCGGCGGCCTCCTCGGCCCTGCGCGCCTCCTCGGCAATGCGGGCACGTTCGGCAGCGGCGCGGGACTCCGCCTCGCGCCGGGCCTGCTCGGCGATTCGCGCCTGCTCCTGGCTGTAGGACAGCATCGAGCGCTTCAGGGACGCCTCGGCCTGCGCGAGCACGTCCAGCGGGCCGCGGAACAGATCCATGACCGCCTTCTTCGCCACGTCGAGCGGGCCGGTGATCGCCTTGCGGCGCTCGTCCAGCGCGGAGGCCTTGGCCTTGATGGCGCGCAGCTCCTCCGCGGCCAGCTCGTAGGTCGCGGCGTCGACGACCTCGAAGGTCTCGGCCATGGCCAGCGCAGAGGCGGCGCCACGGCGCAGCGCCTCCGGGTCCGGCCGCGCGATGGCGACAGACTCGGGGATGATGATGTCGGTGGTCACTTGTTGGACTCCTTCCAGTGGTGAACCGCCAGCAGGCCACAGAAGGCCGGCCGGTCGTTGGGGTTGATGTACGGGACCAGGCGATAGACGCCGTCGGGGGACAACTGCAGGCCCTTGCGCTGCACCGGCGCGGGCAGCGGAACGCCTTCCGCCTCCAGCAGGAGCATGTAGCCCGCGAGCTGCACGCCGTAGACCGGCGACATGCTGACCGCGGTCTTGATGTCGACCAGAAACACAAGACCATCCCGCGTCAGCACGACGCGGTCGAGCGTTCCGGCGAAGCCAAGCCCGCGGTGAGCGAGGCGACGCTCATTCATCAGGACAGTGGCGCCGACGTCGCGCCGGAACGCGCGCCAGCCGTTCACGTAGCCCATGACGACAGCGTCGGTGGCCTCGTCGTCGAGCTCGCCTTCGTCGTCGAGCTCACACGCCAGGTGGACGGCCACGCCGAGCGCACGCTTGCGCTCGAGGACGTCGTGCGGCACGCGCGACAGATCGTGCAGCGGCGCGATGACCTGCGTCACGCTCGGCACGACCCGACCGTCGAGGGTGTAGGTGTGCGAGGCCTCGTCGAAGAGGAACGCGGCCATCACCGGACACCCCGCGCCGCGTTAAGGCGCCGCACGAAGTTGATCGCGGGCACCAGCGCCAGTCGGCCCAAGCGGCCAGACTTGCCGAAGGCGTACCACTGACCGCCCACAAGGCGGATGCGCGGCGAGTGCTTCCGGGACGACATCAAGCCCCCCGCTTCATCAGCTCAGACTTGATCGTGTCGAAGTCGGCCTTCGACAGCTTGCCAGCCTCGACCACGAAGCCCTGCGGGTTGACCTCGGCGAGATCGACGTCGATCGACTTCGCCTTGTTGCGCAGGTAGGCGATCTCGCCAGGGCCGCACATCGCGACGGGGCCGGGCGCGGCAGCAGCAGGAGCAGCGGGCGGCTGCGCGCCACCGGCCGCGGCCTTCTCTTCGGCAGCCACGCCAGCGCCGGACGTGACAGGCGTCGCGTCCACCACGTCGGCAGGAGCCGGTGCGGGCTTCGGCTTGCGCGCCACCGTCGGGCCGGCCGGCGTGGCCGAGGCCTGCACCGTCACGCCGTCGACCTCGAACTCGTCGCCGGCCACCGAGCGTCCCGCCATTTCGTCGGCCGTCGGCTGCGCACCGACCTCGGGGAACGCGCGGCGCAGCGCCATCGCCTCGGCGCACTTCTCAAGCTGACCGTAGGGGCGCTTCCGCCACATGGCGTTCGGCGCCAGCGTGTCGCGCTTCGCCGTGGCGTAGGACTCCATCCAGCGAACGCGGCCGCTGCTGAACCGGCGCGGCTCGCCGGCGACCAGCCGGTAGACGACGAACTCGCACCACTCGGGGAAGACGATCTCGACGCCACCGAGCGTCGTCGACACGTCGGGCCCGAAGAGCGCCTCGTCGTTGCCGACGTGCTGGCCCGTGCGGGCCGCGTCGGTGCGGTAGTCGACGATGCCCGGCATCACGACGTCGCGCCACTCGTAGTCGTCGCGCCCGCCGCCGACCTTCTTCACCGACATCGGCACGAGGTGCACGGGCTTCTTCATCGGGTCTTTGCCCGTGGCGCGGCACCACGCCGTCACCAGCTTGATCGAGGCGTCCGAGGCGCCCGGGTACAGCGACGCGCGCAGCGTCGGGATCAGTTCTTCATCGGCGAGAGCCAAGGCGCGCGGGGCGCCGTCGGCGGTTGCGAGTGCGGTCATTGGCGGGTGCCTCCGGTAGTGCGCCTGGTTGGTGGCGCGGTAGCCGAATACTACTGCATGTAGCACCACGATGCAACTTAGGGTTGCAACCTACGCCGAAAAAAAGCCCGCGAGAGGCGGGCCAGGGGCTACCGGAAGGCGCTCAGCGGAACAGCAGGGCCAGGCACACGCCGGCGACGAACGCCAGCGCGAACATCGCACCGAGGCCGCGGCGGCGAGCGCCCTCGGCTTCGATGTACGTCATGGCGCGGCCGATCATTTCCTCGCGCGTCAGGTCGCCCGGATCAGCAGCTCGAGCGACTCGGTGGAGGGCCGACGGCCGGCCGCCGTCTCCGCATAGAGCGCGGCCACAATGCGGGCAGTCTGTTCGTTCGATAGGGAGCGGCCGAGACGGCGGGCCGCTTCCTGCACTGCTGTGAGGCATTTTTCGAGCTCCTGTCTGTCAACGGTGGGGGGCGAAGCTGTAGACGCCCTACCCGTGTACACCAGATGCGCGGGCGAAACGCGCAGGAATTCCGCGATCGACTCAATGGTTTGCATTCGCGGGACCGCGACGCCGTCCGCGTAGCGCCTGGCCATTTCGTAGCTGCAGCCCGCCGCCTTCGCCAGCGCCGACACGTCGACGCCCGACCTGCTGGTCGGCGACACCAGGCCCAGCTCGACCATGCGCGCGCGCACGCGCCGGCCGAACTCGGCCGAGTGGTCCTTCGATTTCCCAGTAGTCATGTCGGGATAGTGGCGTCTCCTGTTGCGCTTCGCAAGCTACCGCAAGTAGCATAGCGCCGCAACTTGGAATCGCACAGATGGACATGAAGAACACAACCCCCACGGCCGCCGAGCTCATTCGCGCTGCCGTCGCCGCCGCCGGCAGGCCCGTGAAGGTCGGGCCGGCGCTCGGCTGCAGCGCGCAGGCCGTGAGCCAGTGGTGCATCGCCGGCCGCGTTCCGCTGGACCGGATCATCCCGCTGTGCGAGCTGCAGCGCGTGGTCACCAGCGACCAGATCCTCGACGCCATGGCCCGCGAGGCCGCAGAGAAGGCCGCTGCGTGATGGGCTTCGTCAAGGGATCAAAGCACAGCGCCGAAACGCGCGCAAAGATGAGCGCCAGCAGGCGAGGAAAGCCGCACAGCGATGATCGGAAGGCAAAGATCAGCGCGTCAAACGCCGGGAAGGTGCGCGCGAAGACCTTTCGGAAGACGTGCCCATGCGGCGTCGTGTTCGACACGGCGTCCCACGGAGCCAAGTTTCACTCCCGAGAATGCAGGAGGTCTTTCGCAGGGCATGGGATCGTCAACTCGCCTAGGTTTTCTCATTTCCCTCGTGAGTGCGCGATTTGCACATCGCGCGAACAGCTTGTCGGCGACCACGACCACATGACAGGGAGGGCGCGAGGCATTCTGTGCCGGAACTGCAATTTGGCGATCGGCAACATGTTCGACGACCCATCAAGGATGCGGCGCGCAGCGTCATACCTTGAGAGGTCCCTGGGCCAGAAGGCG